CCAGCGACTATTCTTAACGGAAGCAACCCGTTTAAGGGGTAGGTAAGGACCATATAGCACAGAATAAGACAGAAAGGGGGCTATATATGGATAAACGCATAGTAACAGCAGAAAAGAAGCGGCTTATAGCCCTATTAAACAGGGCAGAAGTACCAACGCAACAGCAGGACGTTTTAGCGCCGGTAATAGATAATATGGCATGGCAACGGCTAAAACTTGACGAAGCAAGGGAAGAAATGCAGGACGCAAGTATAGTTTGCCATTATGACAACGGCGGGGGACAGGAAGGCGAACGGGAAAACCCTATTTTTAAGGCCTATATAAACCTATGGCGGGCTTACATGATAGGGCTTGATAAGTTTACTTCCTACTTGCCTAAAGAACTGCAGGAAGAAGCGGCAGCGGGCGCAGTGGACGTACTGGCACAAGTTAAGGCTATGAAGAAGGCGGGCGCATGAAAGGACAGCAAAAACCACGAATACAAATAGAACCAGAACGGGCAGGAACAGACGGCACAGGCGCAGCTATGCTTATGCAGGCTTACGGCGTGACGCTGGATGAATGGCAGGAACTTGTTATAAATAGCTGGCTGGGAAAAGACGAAGCAGGGCAGTACACAACAACAAGCGCCGGCTTAAGCTGCCCCAGACAGAACGGAAAGAACTGCATAGTAGAAGCAAGGGAATTTTACGGGCTTACTGTTAACGGCGAACGCATACTGCATACTGCGCACCAGGTAAGAACCGCAAAAAAGGCTTTTAGGCGGCTTGTAAATATGTTTACGGATAAGGCGCACCCGGAAATAATAAAGGCCGTTAAGAAAATACGCTACGGAATAGGCGAAGAAAGCATAGAACTTAATAACGGCGGCATTATTGAATTTACAGCCAGAAGTAGGCAGGCCGCAAGGGGATATGACGGCATAAGCCTTGTAGTGTATGACGAAGCACAGGAACTTACAGACGAACAGGCAGAAGCAATTATGGCAGTATTAAGCGCCAGTGCTACCGGCACAAGGCAACTTATTTACATAGGCACGCCGCCTTATATCGGATGTACTGGGGAAGTATTCAGACGCTTCCGGCAGGCCTGCATAATGAGCGCAGGAAAGGGCGAAGCAACAAAAAGTAGCTGGCATGAATGGGGCGTAGCTGCAGACAGCATAAAGGACATAGACATAGCAGATAAAAAGCTATGGTATGAATGTAACCCCAGTTTAGGTTATAGGCTTACAGAAGAATTTACCACAGAAGAATATAAAACGCTGGACGCTTTAGGCTTTGCACGGGAACGGCTGGGCTACTGGGACAAACCAGCGGCGGCAGTAACGGAACTTGCAATAGATACGGAACTATGGGACAGCTGCAGAAGTGACGAAGAAAAGCCAGAAGGTAAGACCGCTTACGGCGTGAAATTTACCCCGGACGGCGCAGAAGTTGTACTGGCGGGCTGTACTATTCCTTCTACCGGCAAGGGAAGAATAACCCTTATTGCAATAGAACCCACGGGGAACGGCTTACAATGGCTTGCAAACTGGCTTAACGAACGATACAAACAGGCGGGCGTAGTAGTGATAGACGGCAGGAACGGCGCAGACGTACTTATAGAAAAGTTAAGACCTTCCGGGGGCGGCGTATGGGCTTATAAGGACAGCATATTAAAGCCTACAGCCCAGAACGTAATAACTGCTGCAAGTATGCTTGTAAATGACCTTACCGAACAGACTATAACATGGTACAGCAAGCAGGAAGACTTAAGGGACAGTGCTATAACAGCAACTAAACGCCCTATAAGTGGCGGCTGGGGTTTTGGTGGACAGACCAGCGCCCCTATAGAAGCTTGTAGCCTGGCTTTATACGGCTGCAGAACTACAAGGCGCAACCCCTTACATAAAATGCGGATAGGATAAAACAATATGGCTATATGGCTGCCTTACAAGGCGAAACCACACGAACTTAAAAACAGATGTAAGAAGGTAGAACGCCCCCGCTTTTGTCGGATATGCGGCAAACCTACGAACGGAAGCGGGGACACTTGCGGAAGTTGTAAGCAATTCATAAACCGCATGAAAGCAGAAGAAAGGAACAGGAACTATGAACACGGAAGAATTAAAGCAGACCATAGAAACGCAGACCGGCATACCAGCAAACCTTCTTAACGGCGAAACGATAGAAGAAACCATAGCACACGCAAAAGCTTTACTTGCCTATAAAAGAGAAGCAGACGCAGAACGCCCCAAAACTACAGCGGAACAGTTTGCGGAATGGATGAACACACGGAACGGAATAGAACAGCCGGACATAGCAGGGGAAGCGCTTGCAAGGATAGAAGAACAGGCACGGGTAGAAGCTGGGGGCTATCCCATATTAAGGGACGGCGGCAGCGTAAATAATAATCTGGGGGACGGCAGGACAGTAAGGGAACAGTTTGCAGAATGGGCGGGGCGCAATATGGCTTATGACCCCCGCAAAAGTGCGGACGGCTGGACACCCTTATTTTAACGGCAGGAAGGGGTAGAACATGGCAAAAGTAATTATATGCCCTATATGCGGGCTTAAGTTTGAAACCAGCAGACCTAATAAAAAGTATTGTAGCTTTTCCTGCAAGGAAGCAGGGGCTAAACTGCGCCGGATGAAGTGGGAAGACAAAAACCCAGATTATATTAAGGCGTATATGCAGGAATACAGGAAGAAGAACGGCAAACAATGAAGCCCAGGACAGATTATAAAAAATGCGAATACTGCGGGGCTAATCTGGACATAGGCGAAAAATGCGACTGCAGGCAGGAAGCCCCGTATATAAAAGTAAGTGTATGTGTATATCCGTATAAGTACGGCTGTAAAGGCTGCGAATATAACGGCGTACCTTCTGTATATGACGGGGGCTGTATGTTATTAAATAACGACACACAAAAACGCTCCCAAAACGGGCGAAAAGGCAGGCAGGCGATAAAACACCCGCATAAACACTAAAACGCCGTATAAGGGCAAATAAACGCCTTACAGGGGCATATACTTTTTTACGGGCTATAACACGCCATTAAGGAAGAACCCGCCCCGGAAAAATGAAATATTTTTAACCCCTAAAGTGGATCCTTTTAGGCTACGGGAAACGGCTTAAAATGGGGCTTTTTCAAGTGTCTATTTCACATTTTTATTTCATAAAGGCCGAAAAAGTGAAATATTTTTATGAACAGCCACGCCAACTTATGAAATGCCAAAATGAAATATTTTTGTTAACTTCCTTTTAGTTGCCCTTCTGTTTTCAGTTTGTCTATTTTGTTTTCAGTTTATCTTATCTGTATTTAGTTATCCTACTTTTGACCTTATATGTATATGTGTATGCTAATATGTGTATACATTTCTTTATTAAATGTTATTGCAAGTTATGATATGTTATGATAAGATAGCATAAGAAAAGCAGGGAAGGGGGCATAATATGAAGCAGGAACTTACCACAGTTACTTCTTTACCGGCAGAAGGACTTACAGCCGCTTACAATGACTATATAGCATTTTTGGACGCTTCACCCCGCACAGTACAGACATATACAGGCAATATAAAGCAGTTTATAAGCTGGGCTAACCAAAACGGCATACAGAACCCTACAAGGCAGGATATTTTAGCCTATAGGGAAGAACTACGGGGGCGCTGCAAGCCTTCGACAGTGCAAGGCTATATAACCGCTTTACGTCTGTTTTTTTCATGGACAGCACAGGCGGGCATATATCCGAATATAGCAGAACATATTAAGGGCGCTAAACTGGACGCAGGACACAAAAAGGACTACTTAACAGCCCAACAGATACGGGGCATATTAAGCAATATAGACACACAGACCGCTAAAGGGAAGCGGGACTACTGCATAGTGGCTTTAATGGCTACCGGGGGCTTGCGTGATATAGAAGTAAGCAGGGCAAATATAGAAGACCTTAAAACGCTGGGAAGCAATACAGTACTTTACCTGCAGGGAAAAGGCAGGGAAGACCGCACGGAATATATAAAAGTAGTGCCAGAAGTAGAAGAACCCTTACGGGAATACTTGAAGACACGCCGGAACGCAAAGGGACAGCAGCCGCTTTTTTCATCCTTAAGCAATAACAGCAGGGGGCAACGCCTTACCCCTAAAAGCATAAGTAGCATAGTAAAGGATAAGCTTATACAGGCGGGATATAACAGCGACAGACTTACAGCCCACAGTTTAAGGCATAGCGCCGTTACTATTTCACTTATAGGCGGGCTACCTTTAGAAGAAGTACAACAGTTTGCAAGGCATAAGAACATAAGCACTACGCAGATATACGCCCATAATTTAGAACGGGCGAAGAATAGAAGCGAAGACACTATAGCAAGCAGCATATTTACAGAAAGGCAGGGCTAAATATGGAAGTAATAGCAGTAGTTAACCGCAAGGGCGGGGTAGGTAAGACAGCCACGGCGCAAGCTTTAGGGGCTGGGCTTATAAGAAGAAAAAAGAAAGTGCTTTATATCGACCTGGACAGCCAGGCTAACTTAACTTACGGGCTGGGGGCAAGTATGGACGGGCTTAACAGCATGGACGTACTTACAGAAGAAGCCACAGCGCAGGAAGCTATACAGACCACGCCACAGGGGGACGTTATAGCCGGAACGGAAGCGCTTGCAGGGGCGGACGCACTTATAGACGGAACGGGCAAGGAATACCGCTTAAAAGAAGCCCTAAACGGCCTTAAATATGACTATATAATCATAGACACGCCCGCACAGCTGGGAACGCTTACTGTAAATGCCCTTACAGCGGCTAATAGCGTAGTTATTCCAGTACAGGCAGAAGTATACAGCCTGCAGGGAATAGGCCAGCTTAATAAGACAATAGAAGCCGTTAAGAAGTATTGCAATAAGGACTTATATATACGGGGCATACTTATAACACGATACAACGGAAGGGCAGTTATAAGTAAGGATATGCAGGCTAACTTACAGGAAGCCGCAAACCAACTTAATACCAGGCTATATAAAACCCCTATAAGGGAATGTATAAGCATAAAGGAAGCGCAGGCCAGCCAAACAGATATATACAGTTATGCGCCCAGAAGTAATGCGGCGCAGGACTACGAAGCCTTTATAAAAGAATTTTTACGGAAAGGATGAAGAAAACATGGCAAAAAAGGACTTTAAGAAGAACGCAGCAGAATTATTTATCAGTACTGCAGAAGAACCGGCACAGCGCCCAGCAGAACAGGAAAGCTTATCTATTCCTAAAGGCTATAAGCTGGTAAAGGAAAACAAAAGCGAACGTATGCAGTTACTTGTACGCCCAACGCTTAAAGAAGCCATTAGAAAGGAAGCCGCAGCGCAGGGCTTAACTATGAATGATTTAGTTAATAATATCTTTGAAGAATATCTGGAAAGGACGGGGAACGCATGACAGAACAGGTTAAAACTTACACACTGCAGGAAGTAGCAGACATATTAAGAGTAAGCCGCCAAACGCTGTATAACAATATCCGTAAGGGCAAGTTTAAGGCCACGAAGTACGGAAAAGAATACCGCATAACAGAAGAACAGCTGCAGGATATTTTACAGAACGGCTACGGCGGGAAGAAGTAACACGAACTAATTATCATTAGCGGAAGTAAAACAGCATATAAGTACACTGTTATTTATATACACATACGCACTTATGCGGGAATATACCCGCTTATAGTGGCAAGCCTATAAGGGATAAGGACTTATGGCACAGACACAATAAAAGGGACTGTAACGCCAGCAAAACGAATACAGCCCCGTGCAGAACGCAACCACAAACGGGCTACGCTGTCCTTATCATAGCATAACAGCCCATATTTTACCAACGGAAAGGAACGGGTAAGAAGCTATGAAGCAAAACGTATTATTACTAATTGAAGACGGAAACCAGCAGAAGGTAGAAGCAACAGCCGGAAGCAAGGAAAGCGCCAACATTTACATAACGGCGGCAACTATGCAGGAAGCAATAGGGCTTATTCCAGAAGGGGAAAAGCTGGCAGCGCTGGCTATGGATGAATGGACGGAAGAAGCCGTTAAGGAAGAACCTGTGGAACATTACAGCGTAGCGCCAATAACAAGGGAAGAAGCCACAAGGGAAATGAACGAATACGAACAGACCACGAACGGCAAGCGCTTTGCCCGTGGGCTGGAACTGGCGCACAACTTCACAAGCAAGAAAGATAAAACGGGCTTTTATGGCGTAGTGCAGGGGCGCTATTTAGCGCTACTGGCTTATGCGCAGGATATATATACCCCTATAATGCTATCTTATTGCTATGGCTTTAGGAAAGGCTACAAGAACGCAAAGAAAGGCGGAAAAAAATGCTAATAACATTTACCGAAGAAGAACAGCAGCACATAAAAGAAGTGCAAGAAAGCTTTGCCCCGGAATGGGAACGGCTTACAGCTTTAATAAATGAAAAAGACAACCTGGAAGAACCGGCAAGGGATGAAATAATAGACCTGTATATGAAGCGGCAGGCTGTATATGACAGTATGGTAGAAGTATTAGACGCATACTGCGACCAGTGCCAGCGGGAACGCTTTGAACCCACAAGGGCAGCAGGCACGCACGCAATAATACAGGACGCAAAAGCGCAAGCCCCTATTATTCTGGAAATAATACACCGGGAAACAGTAAGGGAATATGAAGGGCTAAACGCAGAAGCCGTTTATGATAGGGGCGTAGGAATTATTAAAAAAGGCAAGTTTTTTGTTAATGCAGACTACGCTACCAACTGGCTTAAAGAAGAATTAAAGCTGCATATTGAAGCCCTGCGGGATGATAACTATAACCTACAAATGCTTTTAACGGCTATTATTGAAGCCGTAGAAGCAAGCCCTTATACCGATAAGGAAAAGCCAGGACAGGCGCAGGCTGCGGAAGTACTTGCATTTAAGCATTTACCTTTAAGCATAACGCCAGATAATGCTATTTTTAAGGCTAATATGCCTATGTATCACGGCAAGGCTACGGACGCACTTGCAACCTTAAGCCATAAGGACGTAACCGAAAACCCCATAGCAGATAAAGCCGTTATAGAAACGGAAGCAGGGGACTACAAAATAGTAATACAGGAATTTAGCAAGCTTAAGGGCAAAATAAGCGTAAATACGCATAAGCTTTTAAGCACCGGCATAGCAGAATTTACCCAGATAAACAACTACGGGGCAGGGGCTATTATTCCAAAAGTTACAATACCTTTTAATGATTATGCCCGCCTTCTGGGCTATGAGATAGACGAAAGGGAAACGGACACGCCGGAAGCAGCCGCTAAAGAAAAGAAACGGGCGCAGGAAGCCGTAAAGACAGCCAAAAAACGTATAAGGCAGGATTTAGAACTACTGCAGGCTATGAAGTGGACATGGCAGGAAAAAGTACGGGGCAAGGGCGCAGACTTTGACAGCGTTATACTTCTGGAACGTGTAGCAATACGCAAGGGCTATATAATAATGGAATTTGGCCGCAATATGGCAGAATACCTTAAGCAGTTACCTTTAACCCAGTACCCGCAAGGCCTACTTGCCATAGACGCACGAAGCGAAAACGCTTACAGGCTGGGGCTTAAAATGGCAGAACACTACAGCATAGACAATAACCAGCTTAAAGGAACGGCAGACCGCTTAAAAGTAAGCACCCTTTTAGCAGTAACAAACCTTCCGACTATTGAAGACTTGCAGAACGAAAAGCCGGATGATAGCCGGCACTGGGATAGGCGTATAAAGGAATACTTTGAAAAAGCCCTGGACGCACTTACAGGAAAAGTTATTAAAGGCTGGGAATATGTAAAGCCAAAAGGCGAACCGCTTACAGAAGAAGAAGCTTATAACATAACCGACTATGAAACCTTTGCAAGCTTACTTGTGCAGTTTGAACTATTAGAAGCCCCGGAACATAAGGACAGGCTTGCAAGGCGGGCAAAAGAGAAGCAGGCGGCGGCTGCCAAAAAGGCCGCTAAAGAAAAACGGGGCAGGAAAAAGCCCACAAAATAAGGCTTTAGTATATATGTAGCAGTATATGAGTATGTGTATATTAGTATGTGTATATGCTTATATGTGTTTATGTATGGGAAGTAAACGCCCCCTTTATTTTCAACGCTTCCGGGAAAGGCGGCCTATAAAAGAAAATATGGGGGTTTTTGCTTTTTCAGACTACAAAATGTTGTTTAGGGCAAAAGATAGGGGGCAAATACTTCCCGCCAGGGGGGCAGATACTTACCCAAAAAGGGGGCAAATACTTACCCAAAAAGGGGCAGATACTTCCCAAAAACGACCCGCCAGCCCAGTATTTATGCGGGTCTTATTTTTCAGTACTATTTAGTACTATTAGTACTATTAGTCAGCCCGCCCCCGCATTTAAGCGGGCGGGGCTATGATAATATGAAATGGCAGCAGGGCTTTTCTTTACCGGCAAACTTCCCTATAAGCTGGGAATTGTAAAGGAAGTGCCCATAACCCACGCAGAACGCAGACAACGAAAGGCGGCAAACAATGGACAGAGAACAGGCAAGAGAAACAGTAAAAGGCTATCTGGAAGACTACTTAAGGGGCAAGGGAATAAACACCCGTAAGCCGTTTAACTGCCTTAACCCAGAACACCCGGACAAACACCCCAGCATGAGTTATGACAGCAGGAACCAGCGCTGTAAGTGTTTTTCCTGCGGCGTAAGCTACGATATTTTCGACCTTATAAGGATAGACCACGGCTTAACGGATGATAAGGACGTATTTAACACAGCCTACGAATTATACGGCATAAGCATAGACGAACCAGCGAAAACACAGCCGGCGAAGAAGAAGGAAGCCCCGCAGAAGCCGAAAACAGAAGACAAAATGGATTATTTTAGCAAAACAAGGCAGGCTTTAACAGAAGACAGCCCCGCAGCAAGTTATTTAAGTATCCGGGGGATAAGCCTGCAGACCGCTAAAAAATTTTGGCTGGGCTATGACCCGGAACTCAGAGTAAGAGAAGAAGACGAAAGCGGACAGCTTGCCTGGGCTACATGGCGGGCGCTTATTATTCCTACGGGCAAAGAAAATTATGTAGCCCGTAATCTTGATAAACCACAGCCCCCGGAAAAGAAAAACCGCTACAGGAAAAAGGGCGCAAGCTTACTTTTTAACAGCAGGGCTTTATACGAAGCGGACAGGCCTATATTTATTGTAGAAGGCGAACTGGACGCATTAAGCATAATAGAAGTAGGCGGCTATGCCGTAGGGCTGGGAAGTACCAGCAACGTAAAACAGCTTATAGATATGGCAGAAAAGCAGAAGCCTGCACAAACGCTTGTACTTGCCCTGGACACAGACGAAGAAGGGCAGAAGGCAGAAAAGGAACTGGAAAGCGCATTAACAGGCTTTAAGATACCATTTTATAAGTACAATATAAGCGGGGCAGCAAAAGACGCAAACGAAGCTTTAATGCTTGACCGGCAGACCTTTACCGAAAATGTAAGGGAAGCAGAACAGGCCGAACGGGCGCAACTTGAAGCGCAGGCCGAAGCTATAAAGGAAGAATACTTAAAGACCAGCGCAGCCGCTACTATACAGGACTTTTTAGACGGAATAAGCGCCAGTGTAAACACCCCCGCCATAAGTACCGGCTTTTATAATTTGGATGATATATTAGACGGCGGCTTATATGAAGGCTTGTATATTCTGGGCGCTATGAGTAGCCTGGGTAAAACTACGCTTGCGCTGCAGCTTGCGGATAATTTGGCAAAAGACGGGCGGGACGTTCTTATATTTTCCCTTGAAATGTCACGGCATGAACTTATAGCCAAAAGCATAAGCAGGCTTACTTACCTACAGGCAGAAAATAAGGCGCACGCCAAAACAGTAAGGGGCATAACAGCCGGGGCAAGATATGCAAAATATAGCCAGCAGGAAAAGGGCTTAATAAATATGTCACTTGCGAAGTATAAGGAATACGCCCAGCATATATTTATACATGAAGGCATGGGGGATATAGGCGTAACAAAAGTAAGGGAAATTGTAGAACAGCATATAGAAATAACAGGCAATAAGCCTATAGTGATGATAGACTACTTGCAGATATTAGCCCCTTACGATATGCGAAGCACCGACAAACAAAACACGGATAAAGCCGTACTGGAACTAAAGCGCTTAAGCCGTGACCATAAAATAACAGTTTTTGGCATAAGTAGCTTTAACAGGGATAGTTACAAGGCTGGCGGCGGCGCAACGCAGGGTAAAGTAAGCATGACGGACTACAAGGAAAGCGGGGCGCTTGAATATTCTGCAGACGTTCTTATGGGGCTGGAATTTACCAGCGCCGGCACTAAAGAGTATGACGAAAAGACAGAAAAGCAAAAGAACCCCCGCCATATAAGGCTTGTAGTACTTAAGAACAGAAACGGCAAGGCCTGGGTAAGTGCAAACTTTGACTACTTCCCGCTATTCAACTACTACAAGGAAGCATAGGCAGGCTTTTCCTTAACGGCTATATACATATAAGCGTATGTGTATATACATATACATTTATGCTTGTGTGTAAAATCGTTTTACGGTATAATATAGAAAACAGCATAACAGCACGGAATAGGGCGCTACAATGGGGCTTAACCTATAAGCTATCAAACCAGCCGAACGGGGGCAGCGCATAACCTAAACTGAACGGGCTATAAAAAGACAGAACAGGAAGCAGGACGCTTTAACCGGCGTTTATTGCTTCCTTTTTTGTTATATGCAATTTAACCAATAAACAAAAGAAAGGCAGGAATTTTAATTATGACGAAGCACGAAAGCGAACGAATTAACAAGGAACTTAAGGCACTGGTAAACGAATACCGGGACAGCTACGAAGCCCTGCGGCAGAAGTCGGAAGCGAAGTATAAAACCACGCTACAGCCCGGCGCAACATTTCACCCCCAGAAGGGCTTTTACTACGAAGAAGAAAGGGCGGCGTTTAATGCTGTATGTGACCGCTTAAGAGAAAAGGCACACGCCCTTGTAGACGGCGCAACGCTTGACATCATGGCACAGAATACAGCCGCACCCAGTACCGAAGCTGTAAACGTAGTAACACTTCTGAACGCCCGCCAGAACGTAAGCGCTGATGAAATAGACCAGCTTATGACGAAGTACGGAACGGACTGCCCTATGGTATATAAGGCCTTGCACGAAAAAGCGGAAAGCCTGGGCTACCATGATTTTAAGCCGCACCCCATAGCACAGGCCGCCGAAAACATAGAAGCTATGAACAGCTTAATAGATAGGACGTTTAGCACAACTGCGGCAGAAAATAGCAACATGGTAGTAACTACTGCGGCGTTTAATGTAACAGCAGATAGTGCCTTCCCTGCTGGCGAATAAGGCACACGGAAAGGACGGGGCTATATGGCAGTTAACCCACGCTGGGAAACCGGCAAGCGTAGAAAATACCAGCAGCGCTTTAAGGCTATGGGGCTACCCTGCGCTATATGCGGCAAGCTTATAGACTATACGCTACCCTACTACATTAAAGACGAAGAAGGCCGCAGGCGTGTTAACATGTTAGCTTTTGTTATTGATGAAAAGATACCTGTAAGCAAGTGGAAAGAAGGCGGCTATAACAGCGCTGCAGAATGTGCGAACGACTACCAGAACCTACAGCCAGCGCACGCAATATGCAACGCAAGGAAAGGTAACAAGGAAAACTTTTCTTTACAGGCGAACGGCAAACGGATACAGACACAAGCAGGGACTTTGCAAAAGAAAAATATACCTTTAGACGGCAAGTGGTAACCCCACGGGGGAAACCCCGGTATATGGCCTTTTGCCGGG